GAAGATGTAACACCTGAACGATAACCTGATCCACTATTACCAATAGCAACAGAACTAACAGTTCCAGCACTAGAAACAACTGCTGTTCCTCCAGCAGAAATAAGGGGTTGATATCCAAATCCTTCACTTGATCCTACCGAAACGAGTGCTCCACCCATTGGAATATTAGAAGCACCAGGATCACTACCTACTGATGTGGCAGTTCCTACCCAGTTAACTGTAGAAATCCCTGATCCTTCTGTTATGGTATACTGATAAGTGGAACCTGGTGCTTGGTATACGTCATTAACAAGAAGGAAAGATTCGGTTTTAATACCAGTTACATTTTCATTATTAGCAGTTAAAGTAAAGTCTCTAGTAACTCCATCAAAACCATGCATACTATCGAAGACATAGTTCTTAGCATAAGTGTCAGTTGAACCACCGGCAACACCAGAACGCATAAAGGTTCTTCCTTGGAAAGTAGAATGAGTTGCTATTCCTACCCAATCTCTATCATCTGGCTGATTAGTAGTACTGCTCAGAGGTGTAAGTCCGTATGGAGCCTCTACAAAATTAATAACATTATCTACAATATTATAATTACCAATAACTTTTGTTACAAGATCTCCCGTAGCAAATCCAGCAATTCTAGTACCCATCCATCCACGTTGTACTCGGAAAGAATTGGTTGTACCTACCCCAACAGATTCAATCTTCATAACTTCATCACCAATCTTAATAAGATCAGCACCAAAGTAAGAAGTTATTCCACTAACGTAGATGATATTATCAGTATCAACAACATTAATAGAAAGGGTTGTAGTTACCGCAGTAGAGACGAGAGGAGATTGAATGATATTATCAAGAGCAACAATTGCTTTCGCATTTTGATTAGTTGATACAAATCTATGAGAAGTTCCTATTCCTACACTAGTAATATCAATAACTTCTGGAATTGACTTTAATGCATTTTCAGCACTAGATGCAAGTTTAATAGTATCAGCATCAATCTTAACTACGAAAGGATTCTCAGGTAAGTAAGTAGTAGCACCAATTCCTGCAAACGAAGTAGTTGCAATTCCCACTGCAGATGTAGCGGTTCCTACATGCTTATACTTAAGTCTTTCACCCGTTACCCAGAAATGATCTGGAATAGTAATAGTGTTATTGGTAACATCAACAATATCTGTATCATTACCTGTAAAATATCTTTCAAAGATATCTTTGTTCTTGTGCTGTAACCCAAATGCTCTTAAAATATCTCTTTCAGTTCCAGTGTAACTTCCAAAAGCACTTCGGATGTAAGCATTAGTGAAATCAATCTCATCCGCTGCACCAGGATCATCAGGATGATATAAAGCATGCATCATCACTTTAACTTCACATGCAATACTTGCATTAGGTTGGAAGTAGAGATAAGAGGTTCCAAACCCACTAACACCACTAGAGAATAATCCCAAAGAAGTATCAGTATAAAGATCAGCAAATTGAGTATCGTAAGTCTGAACAGTTGCTGATGCATCTTCTACATAATTATCAACAACAATCAGTTCTGAAGTCTGATACAAATTATTAGTAGTATCAGAAACTTGAACTATAAAGTAGGCAGAATCATAGGTATCAGGATACTCACCAACTGGTACTGCTATAGGAAATAATGCAGAAGCAATACTAGTTGCTTTTGCTTCCAGTCTTACGTGATTAAGATCTTGAGTTCCTATTCCAGAAGAAGTCTCACTAGCAAAACCAATTTGAACTGTATTGATAACACCAGTCGTTCCAATTCCTGCATTGGGAACGAAATCAACTTTTAAGTCAGATCCAGAGATATAAGGATACCAAGTTCCCAATCCAGATAGACTGGAATAAGCACCTGGTCCAGAAGATAATTGACCATACTCCAACATTTGAACTGTAGTTCCATCATGAAGGATATTAATCTCATCAAATTCAAATTCATTATCAGTGAAACTTATATCCGCAGTAATATTTGCAAGAATCTTTAATGAACGATAAGTAGATGCAATAGAAACAACATTCGTAGTAGTTCCAGATGGAATCTCGACACTATCAGTATCAATAATCGCAACATCACCAAATGTAGTGGATCCTGTTCCCAAATTCAAATCATCTATATTATAGGAAAGTGTAGTAATCCAATAATCATTTACTGAAGACTTTGTAGGATAGAATTGTAATTGACCTTCTGACCCAACGATAGAGAAATCAAATGAACCTTGATCATAAGTAGTCTCAACACGTCCATATTGACTAATATATCCAAAAGTCTTATCATGAAGAAGATCAACAATCATCAACTGACGCTGTTGAGTATATCTCTTATCTCTAATATAACAGAAATACTTATTAGACCTAACATCATCTAAACTAAAGGTATCAACTACACTATACTTTGTAGGACGTGGATTGCTATTAAAGAGTCCACTAAAATCATCAATAGAAAGAACTCTATTACCTACCGACTCATAGTAATCTTGAAGTATCCGACTAGAGAATACTATCTCATCAGAAACCGTATTAGAACCTATGGCAAGAGAGTTTTCTTTAACTAAATCAAAATCATATACACAATTCAAATTACCATATCCAATCATATCAGTTACGATATCAACAGATGTGGTTTCAGTAGTTAATCCAACTTTTCTTTCTGCTTTGGATTCTAACTGATAATCAGAGAATTTCTTAAATCCTAGACTATGGTTTAATGAACTGACGACATCATCCCAGGTATCGTAGGTAACTTTGGATCTTAAAGAATAAGCAAAACTCTGATAATAAAGACTATCCTGTATTCTTTGTAAATTATAGTTCAACCATCCAGAATCTGTTTCCCATCCATGCTTAACTTTAGAAGTAGCATCATAATTAAATTCAGTAACAAAAGAAGTTATAGAAGAAGCAATTCCTTGCGTTCCTGAAGATTCTCCTTCAATGGTTTCACTAACAGCAAAACTCTCTCCAGAAGATATTTTTAATAGTCCAGATTTAGGATTCCATGACTCTACTACACCAGTCGCAGAGTTAGACTTAACAGTCTCTCCTGTAAAGTACTCATTAGTCTTTAATTGAGAATCAAATAATGGGAAATCCTTCTGATTAATAATTCTTCCAGCAGAATTTACTGCATCATATGTACCAGGAATAGAACCAACTGGTTTACCATCCAGAACATCAGAAATATTATAATAAACTGTACCGATTCCACCTAAATTCTCATCAACTGATGTTACTTCAAATAACTTATATCCATAATCTACCGAGTTAAATCCTAGACCAGTAGTACCAACACCAACGCTGACATTTTCAACTAAAACTTTATCATTAGCTGCAAATGGGAAACTATTAGCAGTACTAAATCCTACGGAAAGAGTTACACTAACTTCTTTAGTAATAGTGTTAAACCCAACAGTATTAATTCCTACTCCATTACTACCATGTGTAGGAATAATGGTAGGTGTAACATTACTCATCCCAAATGTATTTTTGAGAATAGTTACATTAGTATCTCCTAAAGTATACTTAAGATCTACGTCAGTAATCTGCTTGTTAGTTTTTCCATCTAGAACTATAAGATCGGGTGCTGATGAATATCCTTTTCCGCCAGAAGTTATTCCAATAGATTCAAAAGATGCTAATGCTTCTATATCAATTAATTGAGGTAATTCAACTGTAGGTCTTAAAGTAGTATCGGAAGGGAAGTTGTATCCAATATCATTAATTTCAGTAGTTCTTAATTGACCAATAGAAGTAGTTTCTGCTTCAATAATTGCATCCTTACCTACAGAAGTTGTAATTGTTGTAATTCCAGGTAATGAATAATAATTAGTTCCAGCGGTCTTAACTTCAAATTCAGTAATAGGTCCATAAGCATTCGTAGAAATAGTGTCATAATGAAGAACAGAAGTTGTAGCAGCATAAGAAACTGCTTCTGGATATTCTGGAATAGTATAAGTGAAGGTATTAGTTCCACCAACCGTTACAGACTGTGTGCCGTTATAAAGACTTTCACTAATTTGAACCTGGTTATTAGAAATAACTTCGGTGTCTATATTAACTTCTTGCTTAACAACAGGAAGAGTACTCTCTTCTAATGTATCCAGTTTATAATGTAAAACATTAGGTATATTCTGGTTTACAGTTAAAGTAACGGTTGCTCCACTGGAACCGACTTGACCGCTTCTTGTAACTTGAAAATCTTTGTTATCTAAATTCTTATCCCACAATTCTGTAAAGTTTTCATCTTTATAGAAATTAAGTTCAAATGCAGGATAATCTGTACCTTGAACAGTATAACCCAAAGAACTATCGGAAAGATCAAATTCAATAGAAGAATTCTTATAGACTTTGAAAGATGGGTTAATAGGACTGAATGTACCTGCAGAAGCACTTGTTATTCCAACAACAACTGGAATAGGTCTTGTTGAATCATAGTAAGTATTAGATAACTGGAACTTATCATCCGATAGTTTGATAACATAATAAATTCCATCATTAGATAAACCTTCTATAGGACTATCCGAAGTATAAACAACTTTTTGACCTTCGACAAAACCATGATCTGTTATAGTAAATTCATCAGATGTAGTATTAACTCCAGATGCAACAAATGCTTGAGCATTAACTAAAACTTTACGGTTATAATCATTATACTTAATAGTTGTATAACCCACATTCTCTGGATTGACATTAACCTCCACCACATCATCATTAATAAGTCCATGAGTGGTGCCTGTAGAGACCGTGACGAGGTTTCTAGTAAGAGTTGCGGTAATAGGGGTGAAATTGGTTTTAAAGCTGTGGTAGACCCCTGTACCCACTCCACTGAAGAATAATGTAGTAGAACTAATACTATGAATTCCAACAAAACTACCGGTTGATCCAACACCTACTGCAGTGGTTGCAACACCGACCAAATTATCATTAATGACTGCTGCAAATAATTCTTGTCCATCAGTCATGGTCGCTACACCAGATGTAGCGTTTTCCCAGTAAGCAAGACCTGTTCCATTCCCAGGAGAATATGTTAACTTGTCTCCTGTTTTAAATGGATGGTTGTGAATATAGATTGCTTTACTTGGAATAAAGAGTTCAGTTAGACCAGTTCCAGGATTAGTAAAGGAAAGAGTATATCCAATACCTACTCCAGAAGTAGTTCCTAATCCTACAGATTCAGAAGGATTAAAGTAAACCTGCTCATTAAGTCTAGAAGTGTAAGTAGTCTTAAAACCAGCGTCAAAAGTGAGTTTTCTCTGATCAGGGTACAATACAGATGTAACAGTGTGAGAACCCCCTACAGTGCCTTCTACTGCCCTTAGAACACGTATCCTAGACAGATGTGGTTCTACATTAAGTACTTTTACTTTTTCAGTTCCTATTCCTAAAATATCATTAGAGCGGATGCTAGGATATGAAAGATTACCAGTAACATTGAAATAAGTAACTATTCCTGTTGCCACTGCTGTTCCAATACCAGAAGAAGTAGTACCGACACCAGTTACAATAAATCTATTGGTTACAACCCCAACATTATAGTTACCTTCAATTTCTGAAGAAGTAGTAGATAGTCCACTAAAAACAATAGTATTTTTATTTTTAAAATTATGAGGATCAGTAGAGAAAGCAATAAATTCTCCTTGAGTATCGTTAGGATAAATCTCTACTCCAGTAATAGTACTTTGAGCAACACTAACACTACTTACCGTTTTTCCTTTTAGTTTAGAAACTTTAGCAACAGCACCTGATCCTTTTGTTTCATCATTATCAAATACAACTGAATCATTAACCTGATAAAGATCTCCACCAGTTTGAATACCAATACTTGTAACCCCACCCGGAGTTACTCCTTTAATATCAACACTTTGAGAAAGTTTATTAGGAATATATGCATATTCATAAGTTAATGAACCCTCAATCAAATTATAAGGTTGTGTGTTTCTTAACCATTGAGAATCTTTTAGAGCAATAGAATGCTGATCGGAATTATGAGCAAAGTTAAAATCATTAGGTATTGAATGGTAATTATCTCCTACCAAATAAGGGAATACGGGTCTCTTATATCCAAGAAAAGGACCGGATGAATCAGGAGATGCAGTATTAACTGTTGCAAAATATGCATAGGTTCCTTCTGGGTATTCTGGTGTTGTGCAGAATCTACCATTATTCTTATCTAAAACTGTTTCATCAACAACTTCTTTGTAAGTATAATCTTCAACAAAGAATCCTTCAGGCCATATAGATGTAGGTGGTCTTGTATCCGAAACATTTAAAGAATAACCAGATTGCATTTGAGCAACAACGCCACCAGACTTGGTAATATATCCATATGGACCATATATGGGATTACCATCATATGCCCATCCAATAATTGGTGAATGTTGGTCAGAAGCAACTTCTAAACTACCAACTCTCTTTAAATGT